AAATAATCAAACATATCTTTGAAGATTTTGATATATTTATCATAAATATCAGGTCCATGATAAAATACCTCGTGCATTGCTGAATGCACGACTGCAACTAATACATTACGTTCATCACCAGGCGATGACATAGTTGTATACAAAGATTTGTGTATTGATTGTAAGTCAAGTACACCTATACGAACCTGAAGGCGTTCGATATACACACTCTTACGCTTAAGAAAATCCACGTCGTCAAACTCCATATACGGAATAATTTCACTCTTTTTATCAGGCATAGTAACACATATTCCGGTGTGTGTGGACAAATACTTTTCATATATAACAAGAGAAAAAGTAGTAAAACCAGAAACACCAGCTACGAAATCGTCACCATATGTGATGTTCGAGACATAGTCCCGGAAAATCTTATCTTCATAATTGTGATATCGGTAAAAAGAACACCGCAACAATAAACTATTGCAAATGGAATTTAAAACAGACGTTAAATTATGTCCACTTGGAGTAGTGCCATGTAACTTAATCAATGTCCCATTAAAATTAATCAACGGATTACATAACATAGCTGCCAATCCACGCATAACAAGTATATCTCGGGCACAATAATTACCTGTCGCTTCAGCGAAGTGTATAAGAACACACATCGCACGATACACGAGCACGGCTGGTAATGTCGTATCCCAGCCCTTATAATCTCCGGCAATGATACGAGAACGACCAAACTTACCAACATGATTATCAAGCGCATCCCATTCAAGTGAAAAAGGATTTATACCAACAGCACACTCAGATAAGAGTGGATGTAAACATAATGCACGTATTATGGGTAAGAAAAATTTCCTAACTCCCAGTTGCATACCAATATCAGCAGCTTGAAACACGCGTACTTTTTCCTTTGTTAATTTCGTAGGCTCGTCCTTGAGGGTTGCTTTAAAAATAGAAGTTGGGATCTTCCCATTCGCCAACTCTTCTTCCATAATATACCAACGCTGCCATATACGTGGATCGCTAAAAGCATAAATCTTCCTACCGTCGGGTTCAATTCGCACTATCTCCATATAGTTACTTTTGGCTTTACCAAGAGGAAAACCCATAGAAGTATCGCGATTTAAACCTGTCATAAATCGAGAATGTGGCATACCATTTACTACAACTTCTTCAGTGAGTGGTTTAATCTTATTTTTATGCATGACAATTATATCGTTAAGACCACGCTCATAGTCACGAACAGCAAAATCGAGATCAAGGGCAGGTAATGTAGTTGACACGTTAGCAGTTCCCGCTAAGTTATTATACCATGGCAACCACGACTGATTGCCTGCAAATCCCTTATATGAAGGAGGTCCATACAATTGTGGGCCTAAAACACTCTCCAAAAAAGGCGCAGCAATACTTTCACGCACCTTTGTCTTTGGAGTTCTTCCACCACCAACTGAACCCAACACGGTCAAATTTCTATGTTCGACAAAATTGACAGGGCTCTTATGGTGGATAGTTGGTGAGAATTGAATATCTACATTATATACATTTGTTTCTACATTCTCAGCACTATGAACAATATAATGTTCCGAAAGCGTGTTTACTACACTTTTAAGTTGTGCGGTGGGCAAAGACACGGAAATACCAATAGCCAAATCTGCTGTCCCAATTAAATGGAATCCAATTATACGCGGATCACTATCATCAGATAAAATCAGAGAAATCCAGTCTCCACG